ACTTCGAACAGGGGTGCCCCCAAATCGATTACTATACGTATTATCGGCGATGGATCGTTGCGCACTTTGACGTTCCCGGCTGGATGGACTTTTTTGGGCGACGGTGCCCCGGTTTCACTCGCCGCTAATAAGGATGCGGTTCTGTCGGTAACGTGTTTCGGTTCGGCGGATTCGGACATTGTCGCGGCATACGCAGTCGAGCCATGAGATCACTTAGCTTACTCGATGCTCCGTTTCTTATCGCGACCCTCGGTGGAATCCCCCGCGATGACATGGAGGGGTATTCTGATTTGGTATTTTTGAATGCCCTCAACGGAGGGGCTCGATGGACCGGGGCCTATGCGGCTCGAAATAATTTTATGGGCGTCCAAGCTGAAGACGACATGGAGTCGTATACGGACGGCGCGGATGTTGATAGTTTAAACGGTGGATCGTCGGGTTGGACTGGGGCATATCAGACCGTTGTCAACTATACGGGGCTCAAAGCGCAGGATGACATGGAATCCTACACTGATCTTGCGAATCTTAATGGGCAAAATGGTGGGGTGGGGTGGACTGCGGCTTACGTGGCGCGGTAAAATTTTATGGCAGTTACGATTTTAAGTAGAACGATTTCCTCAGTTGGGGATAAACGCATCGTCGTGTCTAACGGAACTTTTGTTCGGCCCATTCCGTTTGGCACGTCTTGGACCCAACTTCGTTTTGGGATTCGGTTCCACATTCGGGACTCAGGTGCGACTCTTACGGGCACGCCTCGGTTTGTGATGGGGGTGTGTAGTGGGTCTTCGAATATCTATGGGGATTCTTCTACGACTAATTTTGCGGGAATCCGAACGAATTCCGGGACGTGGACTCGCTCTGCGACCAACTATGAAGTAACCGTCAACATGTTTGCTCCAACTAAGAAAGTAGCAACGACGATTACTGATGGAACTGTCTTGAACACGTCTTGGAGATTGCCAAACGGTGCTGCGGTGCCGAGCGCGGACCGTGGAGTGTTTTTCGTGGACGTTAACAAGGGTAGCCCTAACTACACCTTCGATATTTTCAAACTCAGTTCAGGCGCGGCTTTGGTGGACATTAGCCGAACGACTTTTTTGGAGCAAATGGAAGTTGCGGCTCCATCTATTACGAACTACGCAACGGGAACTACTGCCGGTCTCGCGCTCGACGAGTCGGCGGGGAGCTTCGATCACCTGAGTTTGTTTTGGGATCGAACGACTCCTGAATTCGAGATTTGTGACATCGCTGTCTCTCGGTTAGCTTAATGATTTATGAAACTGAATATCAAACTCGGCCAGAAGCACCCGGAAGGCCCTTGTTGTGTCTCGTCTCCGTCAAAGGATCGCGAGTATTACCCGGAGTTGTATATCTCGCACAAAGAACCGTTGGACCTTCCCAAAGAAGGAACAATGGTGATTCGATTCAAAAAGGTCGCCAGTTCTGAGCGCGAGGACAGCTACTCTTGCACTCTGGAGGTTCACGAAATCGTCTCGACGGAAGGCGATAAAGAAGCGTCTGCCCCGAAACGCGAATCAGACGCCGCGCTCGACGCGCTGGTGGAAAAAAAGCTGAAAGAAAGAGGCTACTAACATGTTCCGCGTTGACGACATCTACGACGAAGCGAAAAAGATCATCGGCTCTTGCGAGGACCGGGTTCTTTTTCGTTACCTCGGCGACGCTGTGTCTCTGATCTCCAACAAGGGTGATTTTGAGGGATGGAAGGGTTGGATCGATATCTGCACCACGGGCGGGGGTCGGTGTATCACACTTCCGCGCGAAGTCGAGACGGTGCTGGCCGTGAACTTTGGCGGGCATCCCACGTTGGGTTACGGAACGTTTTTCAATTTCCATTTGAACGGCATGGGAGACTGTCGCAATGCGTGCGATTGGTCTTGGCAGGATCAAGGGAATTGGCACACGACGTATCGTGATCTTGAGTCCCCGTCGAAGTTGATTGCCTATCTTCAGACGCCGGAAGACGACGGCAAGGAGTTGATCGTCTTCGGTTACGATGTGAACGGGAATCTTTTGCGGCGCGAGGAAAACGGTGTGTGGAGAAACGGGTATCGGGTGCCCACAATCTACGGAGTCGCCGTGGCTGACGCTGACGCTCCGACGATTGCCCGCATCACGGGTGTCTTTAAGGCGGAAACGGTTGGCTCAATCCGGTTGTCTACCATCGATAACTCCAGCACTACCGGAGTTCTGCTCGGAGTCTATGAGCCCGACGAGAAGACGCCGCAGTATCGACGTATTCGTTTAAACAGAGCTTGTTCGTGGGTGCGCGTCGCCTACCGGAGAACTAACCCAACGTTCACGAGCCGGTATGATCATATTCCGCTTAAAAGTCCGTTGGCGCTCATTCTCGCGGTTCGTGCGCGCAAGTTTTACAAGGACGAGAAGCTGAACGAGGCCATCGCTTACGAAGCGAATGCGGCGCGTCTTGAACTTGAAGCCCAGTCAGTCGCGGAGCCGAACACTACGTTCAACCCGATTCAAGTCCATGACGGAGCCGACAGTTTGGTTGATAAAGACGATTACGAGATTGTTTAAGTATGTCGCAGCAACCGCAACCGCTAATTGATTTCGACTCCACGTGGATTCGCGGGTCGAATTCGTCTATGGACCCCGGCTCGTTACCGCAGGGGTATTCATGGAACGCGATCAACATGCTGAACGTCGGGGGGTTCTGGTCGTGCCGCCCCGGTTACCGGTGCCTTGTTACGCTTCCGGCTGGAAAACTTCAGGGGGCCACTATTTTTCGTCCTCGGGTTGGGATCGAGCAGTTTGTAGTCGCGGTGGACGGTGCGATTTATGTTGCCGACTGGCCGTTTCTTGAATTCCGTCTTCTGACTAATATTCAGATGCTCCCGCACGCGAAGCAAGTGTGGTGGGTGCAGGCCACGCAAGTTGCTGAGCGTCGAACGAGTGATCTCACGTCGGCGATCAACGTGATCGCGCCACGTGAGGTTCTTTTCATTTTTGACGGCGCTGATAACACTGCTCCGGCGTGGTATGATGGCTCGGATTCAGGTCACGTTCGCGATAACGAATTTGAAACCCCCACTGGCAGCGCAGTGGCGTGGGTGGGGGATCGGTTATGGGTTGCGCGCGGTAAGACTGTGCTTGCGTCGGATATCGGCAACCCTTTCAGTTTCCGAGAGCAAACGTATCTTGGGGGCACTACGGGATTCAACTTTAATCGGGAAGTGACGGCGCTGTCACGGACTCCGTCGTTGGAGTTTCCGCAGTTGATGGCGTTCACGGAGGACTCGGTAACGATTCTTCAGGCCAATATTCGTGACCGCAACCAGTGGCCGCTCACTGACAACTTTCAGCGAGAAGTTTTGCAAGTTGGATGTCCGTCATCGCGCGCCGTTGTGTCGCATTTCGGTCGCATCTCGTGGATCAGTTCTTCAGGCGTCATCATTTTCGATGCCGCACATGCTGCTCAGCAGTCGGGCCGTGCTCCAATTCGGGATAGCGAGATGATGGTCTCGAAGTCCAATCTCCACGAAGACCTTAGTTTGACGGCGTGTGGCGCGTTCGGTCCTTATCTGCTTTACAGCGTCCCCTCGGGAGACATCTACAACAAGCACACGTGGGTTCTTAACGATGCCAGCGTTGAAACTTTGAACGAAGACACCCCGCCGTCGTGGTCCGGTTATTGGCTCGGCACGCGACCCGTGGAATGGGTTTACGGGGATATCGCGGGCACTGAAAGAATTTTTCACGTGAGCGTGGATGAAGACGGTGAGAACCGACTGTGGGAAGCGTTTCAACCGGACCGGTTAGACAATGGATGTCCGATTACGTGGGCTCTTGAAACCCGTGGGATGTTTGGGGCTTCGTCCCAGTCAAAGCGAATCCCCGGGGGCGATGTAAAGTTCGGCTTTGCGGAGGTAGCTTTCGCGGGCATCGAAGAAACTTTGGACCTCGGTATTTTCTATGCAGGCGGCATTCGCGGGGCTTACAAACCGATTCTCGCTAAACAAATTTCTGTTGAGCGTGGAAGTTTGCGTTGGGACCAACAGGTGACGGCCACGTCGCAAATCTTTGCGTTTAAACCGCAAGCTCGAAAAGTTCGAACTATGGACGTGCGAGAGGAAACGACTGAAGGCGAAACCTCCTGTCCGGTCGAGTCCGAAAATTTGGACGGCAAAGATGAATCGTTTCAGCTTTTGATTGTCGGCCACGGCCCGGCTACGATTCGTTGGATTCGCTCGTATGGCACCGAGGAATCGGAGTCCACTTCGGGTGATCCTGATTCTTGCAAGGACGAGTCCCCCTACAATGCGGTTCGTTTTGACGGGGCAGCCGTCCGAGCCACTGACTTTTCGGAGCTTGTCGAAGCCCTTACTGCCAAGGCACTATCTTATTACACGGCCAATCAAACGGACACGGTGGAGTCGTTTGTTGGCGTGGGAACTGCCGAGAGCATTGTGTCTCAGGCGGCGGCGGATCGTGTCGCGAAGCGAATTGCGACGCGTATGGCAGAAGTCGAATTTCTCGCGAGCCAGCCGCGCATCCTGAGCCTTGGCGAAGGCTTCAACGAATGAGTGCATTAGACGTTCTCTTTCTACGCAGACCGAAAATCGACTACGTGTCGCCCCCGGTCTGCGAGAACATTTTCACAGGGTCGAGCGGCCCGGTGATCGTGCTTGACCCTTTCGACGAACTCGGAAAAATTTCCGGCATTGTCATCGACGTGGAGGGTGGATCGCGTATCGTGTCTTGGCCTTCGTTTCCCGGCGCGATCTGCTATACGATTTATCTGGACGAGGATGGCGTGCTTACTGTGATCGCGGAGTGCGTCGAGGGTCCGTCGTATCCTATCCCGGACGACATCGACGGCTCGATTCGTATTAGTCCCATTACTCCCGATGGCGAAGGCCCTCCGAGTGATCCAGTGGTGCTTCCTCCGGGCGGGGGCGGCGGTGGGGGCTGCGAAGAATTTATCGACGACACTCTCGTTGTCCCGGTCGGTAATGTCGAACGCCTCAATAAAATTTCGGGCACCTTTGTTGGAACGCGCGTTGTGTCAGGAGATCAACGTCCTCAGTTTTACCGGGACCGGGCTACTTCGGATATCCGAACGACTATTTCGAGCGGGGCGGTCCAAGCGTCTCAGTCGGCCAGCGATCTTGTCAATACCGATGGATCGAATTTTTTCGAGGCCAGTCATGTCGGAAAATTTTTGAAGTTTACTTCAGGTGGAGACGCTCGCGAGATTATCGCGTTTGTATCCCCTACGCAAGTTCAAGTAGCTGTTTCTGACACTGTTGCGTTATCGACGTTCACCATTAGGGGGCAGACTTTGGGTGGAGTAGCGGGCCAATTGTTCTTCTCTACGGACAGTGGAGTGTTTGTCGGTTCTGAACAAAATCCCGCAGGCGATTACCGAACGCTTTGGTTTAATGAGGGCAACGGTGAAATTCGTGACTTAGGAGACGGTATCGTGATCGTTCCTATTCAGCTTAACGAGAATGGATTTTTTCTCTACTGGGATTCAAGTTCTGGAGAGTCTTTCATTTACAATCCTAATACTCAAACCTCGACGCTAACCGGGACGCATTCGTCCAATGGTTTTAACACAAGCTTACTGGTAACAGGGCAATATCAGATTAGTCACTTTCCTGACCCGGATGAGTTTCGGGCGTTTAAATGGCAGGGGGGTATCTCGACTGATATTCACCCCCCTGAAGTCGGCACTGGGATTGGTAAATTTAGTGAAGGTCGGTTTGTATTGGATTCTGGCATGATAATTGGGAAGTATCTCGAACCTTCTAACAGCAAGGCACGAGTATTCTATCATGTCGGGGGAGTTTCAGCCGGAATTGGATTTTTTAATACCGATGGTGCGATGGATTTAACGGACTACAACCAAGCCGGAATGGTTGTAGGGGGCGGGGATATTTCCGCAGGTTTGCTAGACATTCGTGCCTTTAAGTGGACTCTTGCTGGTGGCCTAGTTCAGCTTGGTGTGTTGCCCGGTCAGGCGACTAGCTCTGTGGCCAGCGTGAACGAAGCTGGCGTAATTGTTGGCGAGAGCGGAGGGCGCGCGTGCATCTGGCTTCCGGGCCAAACGGTGCCCGAGGACTTGAACGATTATTTACCCGTTGGTTCTGGTTGGACTCTGGTTTCCTCTCTCGGCATTACTAACGACAATGGTGTCGTCGTATTGGGGAGTTTTAACGGGCCGTTCGCTTACGGCTTTCTTCAGCTTTGCTTAGACTTATGAAAGACACAAACTTAATTCTGTCCGTCGCGCCGCTCCCTCCGACTTTTAGTGGGACGCCGCAACAGATGTTCGCGGCCCTCGTGCGTCGGTCGAAAATTGTTTCGCCGTCCGGGATCAATTTTATTTACATCGGTGATACCGAGCCGACTTCAAACGTCGGACCGTGGTTGCGTGGGACAAAATGGTATGTTTTCGACGACTCCATCAAACGTTATGTCCCACTCGACATCACGGATTCTGAAAAGACGTGGTATCATATCGGGGCTACCGCACCGACGAGCGACGAGCCGCCTCTGTGGTTACGCACCACGAAGGACGCGACCGAAGCGGACCCCTCGCGCGGAGATGCGGTGGGCTGGTATTTTTGGGACGGCAGCGCGTGGGAGCCTTACCTCAGCATCGTGCTGAGCGGGCCGACTGTCAACCGTCCGGTGAGCCCGGTGACGTTCACGCAATATTACGACACCGACATCGCGTGTCTGATTTGGTTTGAGCGCGCGCAATGGCGGACCGTCTCGGGGGTGCCCGGCGACGTGAAAGCTGTGATGTTCGAGACTCTCGTCGATGCTCTGGAGCACAACCCCGGCTGGCAAGTGGTTGGCGAGTCCAATCAGGCGTTACGCGGGCGTATAATCATGCAGGCTACGAAGGACTCCGGGGGCGCGAATCCGATCACGGTCGGCTCCGGCCTTGCCCAACGGGAAGCTTTTGAGACCTTCGGCGAGACCGATGGGGTCAAAATCGACGCCTCGTCCACGGTCCCGTATCCGCCACAATTGGCACTTTGGCACCTAGTCAAAGAGTAAGAAAAACGGCACTGTTTTAACGTAACAAATGGTGAAAGAACTGACGCCCGACGAGTTTACGGAACGGCTGCTCCCGATTTTTCGAGACGTAGAGCGAAAGTTCTCCTATCCGGGCGGAACTTTCGATCCCGGACACTTCTTTCCGACTTGGCAAAGCCTCATGAAAGTCAAGGTTGCGCGAACTTGGGAGCAGGGTCCGGGAAATGCCGTGCTTGGCGCTATCTTTACTCCGAACATGTTCGTCAAAAACCCGAACGCGCTCGTGACCTTCTGGTATAAAAGGGACAACGCCCCAAGCGCGATGCCTTTACTGAAGGTCGCGATTAAGGAAGCCCGCAAGGCTGGTTGCAAGTTGCTTTATTCCGCGATCTACCACGGCCTTACCCCCGAACGCGTGAAGGTAGCCCATTATCGGTTGGGCTTTGAGGATTCGGAAACAGTTCTCCGCAAAGTTTTATGAGTGATATTTTCGGCGCAGTTGGACAAGTAGCAGGCGCGGCGATCACCGCTGCCGCAATGAAGGATGCCGCCGAGACGCAAGCGCGTGCTTTGGAGAAGCAGCGTCAATTTGTTTTCAGTCAGCTTGACCCCGCGAAGATCAATATGATGGCCGGGGCGGCTGACGTTGATCAAGTTCGTAATCGTCTGGCGCTTCAAGGTGCCATCGATCCTTCTTTATTGAAGGCTCGGTTCGAATCTCAGGACGCGATTCTTAATGCGTCTCGTGGGCTCGGTGCGGACTCGACCGCGATGAAGACCGGAGAACTTGCGGCCAAGGAAGCTGTCGCGGGCGTAAAGGGGATGGACCAAGTTAAGGCGTCGTTGATCGACGCGGCGCTGAAAGAAATCAGTGCTGGTGCGACCCTGCCCCCGGATGTTCAGGCCGAGCTTGTGCAGACCGGTCTCGAAAAGTCGGGCATGGTCACGGGTAAGGCGGGCGCACAGGGCGTCGGCGGACAGTTGATTCGACAGTTGATCGGGACTGCGGGCATCAATCTCCAAGGCGAACGCCAGAAGCGTGCCACGGCGCTCGCGGGCGCGGCTCAGGAGCTTGAAGCGAGCCGTCAGTCGATCCTACAAAATATTTTCCCCAATCTCAGCGCGGTGCAATTGAACCAGTTGACCGGCCAGCAAAACGTTTTGAATCAGAGTAACTCGATGGTGCCGCAAGTTGGTTTGAGCGGCAGCGACATCGCGAATCTCTGGATGGCTCGGGTCGGCGCGACGAATCAGTTGGCGCAGGCGGGAGCGGATGCGCGTGCGGCTGGCGGCATGGCTGCGGCGCAAGCGTGGCAACCGGCCATTGGCGCAGCGATTCGCGGCGCGGGTAGCCTGATGCCGACTGCTCGGCAAGCGTGGGGCTCTGTGTTCGGACCCTCAACGACTAGCGGGTATGGCGGGGACACCGCTGCTGACTTCTTAGCGATGGGAGGATTTTAAAGACTATGGCAGGCCCTAATTTATCCGGTTGGACGGCGCGGACGGTGGCTCCGCAAGCAGGTTTAAACGACGGCTCTCTTGCCTCGCGGCAGGCGAATTCGCAAACGGGCACGCCGCTCGCCTCGGTGTCCACGTTCAATCCGCTCCAGAATTCCGCCCTGTTCAATCTCGGTCAGAATCAGTCGATGGCGTTTTTTCAGAGTTTGCTTAGCGCCCTTGGTGGCGGAATGGGTGCGGGCGGTGGCGGTGGTTCTGCCCCGATGATGGCCCCGGCGCAATCGAACGCGATCAATTTTGCCCTTCAGCAAATCGGTGCGGAGAATTGGAATCGCCAGAGGGACGCGAGCATGCGAAATTGGTTTTCACCGACTCCAGTGGGTGCCGGTAGTCTTCAGGGTGTCCCCTCGATTGCGGCCCCAATGGGCGGCGGGTTCCTTCCGGCCCATAACCCTGTTATGGAACAATTTTTGAGCAGCCAACGTCTTGCTCCCTCGGTCGCTATCGGCTCGGCGGCTGCAAGTTTTGGTGGGACTGGACCCGTTGGGCCGCAGCCCGTTCGTTCTGGTTGGTCTGCTCCTGCGTTTGGATTTTAATTATGGGTCTCGAAGATCGTCAGCAAACTATTGGCCAGATTGATCCGTCTTCCCTCATCGGGAAGCCGAGGGTCATCGTCGAACCGCGTGCGGTAGACGCAATGGTTCAGGGTCTTCGTTCCGGTTTTATTACTGCGGACGAGATCATGTCGCGCACCGGAGAACTTGGCAAGACCAAGGAAAAAGCCGAGTTGATGTCTTTGCAGGAATCGATGTCGCCCGAAGCGCAGGCCGCGCGCGCCGCGCAAACGAAGCTCGCTGGGGCTCAGGCCGGGGCGGCACTCCCGCTCGTCGAACCGGCTGGAGCGTTGCAATTGAGCGTGCTCGAAGAACAGCAAGCGATCCAGCAATACGGACCCGGCATCGAATACTTCAAGGCGTTTGCTCCCGAGGCAGGCGTATCGGCCCCGGTAACTTCCGACGGTAAACCGGACTATGCGAAGCGCGCCGAGATCGGTCTTCAGCTTTTTCAATGGAAGCAGCGTCAGACGCAAGCTCGCGAGCGGATGATGCCTGCGCACTGGGAAAAATCCCCGGACGGTTCTCAGGTTTTCAAGTTCAACAAGGGTGGCGAGATGATCACGCCTGAGCTTGAACAGCAACTTGCTCGGGAAGCCATCGGAACGTTTGCCGGGATTCAACCGGGCGCGGCGGCTACTCCTGCGCCTGCGGCTCAACCTGCGGCCCCTGCGGCCCTGACGGACCAACAGCGCGCGCAACTCGTCGAGCGCGGCGGGATGTCCCCAGTCCAAGCCACGAATGCTACGAGTGCTGATTTTTCGAAGCTGGTGCAGCCTAAAGTGCCCGCGCCTGCCTCTCAACCTCCGACGATTGTTCCGGCGAAAGTCCCCGGTGCGGCGGCGTTTATCGGACCGCCTAAAGCGACCAAACTTCTTGACCCGACGAAAATTCAGGAAGAAGTTATCATGCTTCAAGGTGATCTGGCGGACATCGCGAATGCTCGGCAGATCATTAAGAGCACGCGAAACGTTGTCGGTCCCGGTGCTGGCTCTTTGCCGGTCTCGAAGTTCACTCAACTCGCAGCCGCCTTTGGCTTGCGCGAGCAGGAGTATAAAGACCAGACTGAATTGATCATGTTGATCAATCGTAAGGTCGTCGATGCCTCCGAGAGAATGAAGGGCAGCTTGTCGAATCAGGACATCAAGTTTTTGAGGGACTCGGTTCCTCAACTGACTTCCGATGAAGGCACTTGGGACAACTTTCTCAATAAGTGGGAAGCCATGACGAGTCAGTTAGTCCAGATCAAGCAAAAACAGGCCGGAGTTTCGGGTGGCCAAACGCCTCAAAATTCGGCACCTTCTAACGTAAGCTCGTCTGCGCCGGTCACGTTGTCCACAGGCCGAAAAGTGGTCCGTGGAAGTGACGGTCAGTTTTACGAGGTTCGTTAATTATGCCCGATCTTGTTCCGGTCACGCTGACTCCGCAAGAGACAGCGGAGTTTGATCAGCTTCAACCCGCTCCTGCGGCTCCTGCTGACGCCCCCGCGCCGTTGAATCCTATTCGCGACTTCAGCGCACAGGAGATTTTCGATTTGGCAGTCAACGATACGTCGTTCGATATCGCCGCCGAGTTTGCTCGTAACAAAGACCTTTGGGGGGACCAAGCGGTAGTCCAAAAAGCTGCCGACGCCTTTCACATGCTTCGTCAACGTGGCTTTCAACTTTCTGATTTGCCCAGCCCGAAGAAAATTGTTGGCGCGGTTGCCGACATCGGGAAGGGATTTGTAAAGCAAGCAGCCAATTATGCCAGTGCAGCTTTATCCCCGCTTGTGGGAGTCGCCGGAGAAATTACCGGCCAAGGTCCGGGCTTCCACGAAGCCGTCGCGCAAGAAGCGCAGCAAAAAGTCGCGGAGAACGTCGCGGGCTCTGAGGCGTCTGTTTCCGGCATCGCGGACATGGCCAGTCGCGGGGTCGCGAAGATTGGACGCGGTCTTGGACTCTCGAAATCCCTCGACCAGTTTACTCCTGAAGAAAAAGTAAAAGAGCTTTTCGCTGCTACAGGTCCGATTGAGCAGCAACAACAGATTTCACAAGGTAAGGGTGCGTTCCTTACTCCCGTGGGCGGCGAAGTCGTCAAAGAGTTGGAAGCCTCGGGGAAAGGTGTTCGGCCTGAAGAAGTGGCCGCGCTTGCCCCGGGCGATCCTCTCGCGTGGTGGACGTTCGGTAAAGCTCTCGGTAGTGCAGGCAAGGTTGTTCCGCAGCCGGTAAAGGGTGCCGTTGCCAAAGTCGGGGAAAAGATTGGTGAGGCTGCCACAGTGGCTACAGGTCGCACGTTACAGGCCCTCGGTGAAGCGACGCGAGTCGGCTCGAAGGTGGTTGGCAAAGCGGCTCCTGTTGTCGGAGCGATCAAAGGCGGCATTGAAGCTGGCCCTCTTGGTGTGCTTGCGGGCACGAAGGTTGGCGAAATTACGAAGTCGCTCACGAAGCGGGGCGTCGTCGCTGGAGAAGCTGTTTCCAACGTCGGTAAGCAGATGGCCGGGGCTGCGCCCTTGGTGAGTCCTGTTGCCCAGCTTGGTAAGGACATCGTTCAGTCCGCTCCGGGCGTCATCGGTAAAACTGCCGAGGGGTTAGGTATGGACATTGGGTTAGCTGCGGTCACGTCTGAGACTCCGGCGCAAACCGAAGCCGGAGTCGGTATCGGCGCTGCGCTCGGCGCTGCTGGCGCTGCCGCAGGCGCGGGCCGAAGGATTTTGTCCGGTCAGTTGATTGCTCCGCGTGCGTGGGGCTCTCAAGTCGCTCGCCCTTCCTCGGGCCAGCATCCATCACTCGATGTGATGCACCAGACGGCTTATGACGCTGCGTCCAAAGGGCAGAAAGAACGTTTAAACGCCATTCGTGAATTTGTAAGAGGGGCCGCGCCGGATACCGACGTATTCCTCGCGAGTGACCCGCTCTCGGTCGAGCGCGCCTTAACTGACGCGGGTGTCTCCCCCGAGCAGGCTCAAACGTTTTCGCGTCAGGAAGGGTTTTTCACTACCTCCTTGCCGGGCAGAGACGGCCAACCGAAGCGCGTCATCGTGCTGCGTGATGCTGATACGGCTCCGCATGAGTCTTTTCATGCTTTTCAAGATGTGATTGGCGAACAGGCGAATCTTGCCATCGACCAGATCATGAAAGACGCATATGCAGACCGTTGGGAAGCCGAAGGGCAGCGTTACGCGGAGCGTCTCACCGGCCAGCCGGTTGAAAATTGGCGCGATGCGGTTTTGTCTTCGTCTGGTTGGGGTCACGCCAATGCGTTAGAAAAGGTTTATCGTGACGTGGCGAACCGTCTACGCGCCGAGCAAGGTGCTGAACCGATACCCGCCGATGTCGAGACGCTTGTGCGTGCCGAATGGACCGGTGGTCCTGAATCATGGCGCGAAATTCTCACGCCCGAGGAACAAACTCAAATCGCCGACCGATACATCGCTCGTGAGTTGGCCGCTGAAAATTTTGATGCCGTCTTCAAAAATCTTGGCGGCGCGTTGCAGGAACAATCCGGCGTGCTGCCGAAGATGGCTCGTATTGTTGGACAGGTGGTATCGGCTTTCGGCGGCGAGCCTCTCGCTGGCCGGGTCTCTGAATTTGGTCAGGTGCCGCTCCGTGCCGATGCTGTGGAAGCGGTGAAGACGGCAGTCCGGGATCGACGGCCTGAAGTTTCAGTTCCCCCGTCCCCTGCTACTACTCCCCGTAGTCCGGCTGCGCCGCGCACGCCCCCGTCAACCCCCGAGGGTGCTGCCGACGAAGCTCGCGCCATCGCTGAGTCCGCCCCGGATGCTCCGGTGGCCGGGGGCACTCGTTCCCCGAAAGAATTGCTCGGTGAAGTAGCGCAGGCGATTGCCTCACGACAGGGGCTCAAGATCAATTATCTCTCGGCTCCCGGCGAGCCTGCGGCTGCGGTGTCGCAGAATCGCGCGGCTCGCCGCGAAGTGATCGAAGCTTTCCGCACCATGCCCGCCAGCGCCCGCGCCTTGTGGGAGAAGAATTTCTTCCCGGACCGGGTCATCAAACTGAAGGACGACAAGTATCAAGTCCTCGGGTGGGCTCCTGAAGTGTTTGCGGCGAACGCGCACCGGATGGCGAAGGCGCTCAAAGGCAACGAAACTCTTTCCCCCTATGAAATCAGTGGCGACTCATTCTCCGAGAAAGGCTGGCGCGATCTGTTCGCTGACGTTGAAACGTTTTCGCGCAATCAGATCGCAGGCCAAACCGGCGCTGGCGATCCTCTCGTCGTCCCTAAGAATATCAAAGATGCCGGATTTTTCGCTCCCGCATCGCGTGCCCGCGACGCTGCTCCGCTGGATCAACGGAAAGCGGATTTCATCAACATCCTTTTCGGTTACAAGCTTCCAGAGACGCCTCGCATCCAGAAAGGCAAGCTCCCGCTAAACATCGCCGGTCAGGATGTAAGCACGGCCACGAAGCCGGGCCGTATCCGTGTGCCGGTCGAGCCGAAAGGCAAGTTCACTGGCGAGGAAGCCGAACGTCAGAACATCGAGGGTCGTGAGATTCTCGAAGTCAATCCATTGCGTAATGAACTTCAGGCTGCGCTTGGCGACAAGTATCCTTCGCTAATCGAGGCTCAGCAAAGGTTGAATCTTGAGAGCATCAAAGAAGTTCAAGTCGCGCCGGAGCAACCGGAATTCCGCGCCAACACCTTGACTCTCACTGCTGGCTTCCAGCCGCAGACTGCCGCAGGGCGCAAGCTCGAACAGGATGGCTATGAATACCGTCTCGAAGGCGGGGAAGGCAACCGGCGCATCGCTCTCATCAAAGACGGCCAAGAGGTTGCTTTCATCGAAGCCATCGGGGACCAGAAAGACCCGAAGAAAGCGCACATCGATATGGTGTGGGTCAACCCCGACTTGCGCGGTAAGGGCATCGGCGAGGCACTTAATCGCGAAGCTGGCGCATGGCTGAAGTCGGACGGTTTTTCGTCGGTCGAAGCGACTGTGGTAAATCCTGTCGAGGGAAAGATCATCGGAAAGGTTTTCCCCGGCACGAAATTCGAGCCCATCAAACAAGGTGAAGAAGTTCTTCCATCCGTCAAAAGCAAATCTCCGATCTCTGCGGCGTCTCAGTTTCAACCGGCTGCCGACAGGGCGCGCGAGTTGGTTACTATGGACGACGCCACGTGGAAGAAAGCCACGGAGTATAAAGGAAAGTTCGGCGCAGGATTTACCGGATGGGCTTATGAG